AAACTTTGGATTTGATGGTTCACATCAATATAGATATGCGAGGATATTTTAATGGCTTGGTTACCAGCAATAACTGCAGGTCAAGCAGCAGCCATCTCGGTTGGTACATCTTTAATTGGAGCAAGACAAGCATCTGCAAACGGAAAGTTTAATCAAGATGTTTTTAATAGAAATGCTACAATCAAAGAACAAGAAGTAGAAGCTATTGAAGCTAAAAAAGAATTAGATTTAGCAAAATTTAATAAACAATTTGAAGTTCTTGAAGGTGAAGTAATTACAAATATTTCTACATCTGGAGCAGAACTTTCTGGATCTGGAATGAGAGTAATGAGATATAACGCAGAACAAGCTGAATTAGAAAGAGACATGATTGCTTACAATGCACAAGTTAATAAATCTAGAGCATATGAAGAAGCTAACTTTGCAAGAATACAAGGTAATATTGCTAGACAAAATGCTAAGATGACAGAACTTTCTTATTACTCAAAAGCAGGAGAAACTTTACTTAAAACTTATGAATAAAAATTATGCCTAAGATACCTACATTTACAGCAGGAAGAACAGAGATGACAACACAGGCTAGTGGTGTGACTAGCAATATTCAAATATCTCCAAATGCAAACATAGCTGCAGCTATATCATCTTCTACAGATGCATTAACTACTTATGCAGTAAAAAAAAGAGATGCTACAGAAAAACTTGAAGCACAAAAAATTGTTTTAGAATTAAAAGCTGAGTCAGATAAAATTAAACATTCTCAAAAAGATAATATTAATGAAGAAGATGCTATCAATATTTTTAAACAAAAGTTTGATCCTTTAGTAAAAAAAACTGTAAGTAGTTTAACAAATAAAAGAGTTCAAAAATTAGTTACAGATCAAATGCTTTTGGAAAATGCTGAAAATATTTATACTTTAAAGAAACAATCTTTTGAAGCATTCGAAAAAGAAAGTGTAAGAATTTATAATGATACTCAAGCAGCAAATATTGGAAAATATAAAACTGCAACAGATGGTAAATTAAAACAAAAATATAAAGCTGAATTATATAATGCAGCTGAAGTTTTTAATGATGCTCACGATCTTGGAAAAGCAGATTTAAAAAAAAGAAAAGAAATTATAGATAATGCTTTATTTATTACAGACGCTGAAAGTCTTATTGGTACAGACGAAGGTGTTGAACTTATTAAAGAACAAGATCCTGGTGCTATAAAATTAAATAACGAAACATTTAGTAAATCAATATTTAATACTTATAAAGAAAAGATTGAATCATTAACTGTTAAAGGTGATCCTAATGCTGACTTTGAACAAGCACAAGAATTATTAGTTGAGTTAGAAAAATTTGAAAGATCAAATGGTCATAAAGTTGTTGATGGTAAAAGAGAAAAAGAGTTTGCAGATTTAAAACAAAAAATATTAGCAGAGTCTATTACTCATGATGATTTAGTTTTTCAAATTGAACAAGGTCAAGAAGTTGCGGATTATTCAAAGGCTCAAAGATCAGCTCTTGGTACTTCTTTTTATAATTCTTTAGTATTAGAAAAAAGCACTGCTACTGCAAAAGCATTAGCTAATGAGGCTCAATCAGAATACGATACAAGATACGAACAATGGTTAAGTGCTAATAGTGATGCTACGACTTTTGAAAAAAAACAATATGCTCAAGAATTAAATTTAATGTTAGTAGATAAATATACAGAAGTAGAACTACCTCAACTAACTACATTTAGTTTAGAAAAAAATAAATTTAATGTTAACAGAGAATTAAATCAAGTTGAACTTGCTGCTTCTTTATATTATGAAAATCCAGATAATCCTAACTTATTAAAATCTTTAGCAAAATTAAATGGCTATGTAACAAAAGATAATAAGCCAGATGTAAATGCTTTCTTAAATTTTTATTTACCTTTAATTAAAAGTAGAAACCAAGGCTCGTAATGACAGAGTTAAGTCAAGAAGCAAAAGATATTCTCGCAGAGATAAGAGAATCTAATGAAGCAATCAAACCTGTTAATTCTGGTTTAGTTAAAGAACCTAATGAAGATGATTTTAACTTTTGGTTAACACTTCAAGATATGGCTTTAGCTGTTCCTAAAGGCGTTGTTAATTCAGTAGAAGAACAAGGTGATTTTTTAGATGAGAATATTATAAATCTTGGTGGTTTAGAATTTGGTGATGGAGATGGAAGAACAACATTTAGAGATTTTATACCTAGATATGTTCCGCCATCAAAATGGAATTCAAAAGATAGAAACATAGCTACCTTTGCAAAACCAGAAACTATGGCAGGTAATATGACAGAAGGTGTGTCAAGATTTCTTACAGGATTTTATGGACCAAACAAATTTTTAAAAGGTGCAGGTTTAACAGGTGGTGTTGTAAAAAATTCTATAAGAGGAATGACGGCAGGAGCTGTTGCTGATCTTACTGTATTTGATCCAGATGAAGGAAGATTATCAGATATGCTAGTTGAGTTTGACTCTCCTCTTTTAAATAATGCGGTTACTCAATATCTTGCTTCAGATGAAGATGATACAGAGATGGAAGGTAGATTAAAAAATGTTTTAGAGGGAATGATTATTGGTGGACCATTAGAAGTATTAATGGGTATCAAGGCATTTAAAAGACAGAAAGCAACTCAAAATATTTCAGAAAAAAATAAAATTCACAAAGAGTATGGTGATGCTATTAAAAAATTACAAGAAGCAAAAAAGAAACAAAAACTAAAACCTATTGATGTTGGTGTAAGAGTTGTAGCAAGTGATAGAGGTAATGTTGGTACTGTTATAAGTATGAAGAGAGGAGCAATAGAAGTTGAGTTTATATCTCCGGAAGGAGCAAGAGCAGTTAAAACATTTAAAAAAGCAGATTTAAAATCAATAGATAAGACTCCATTAAAATTAGATCCTATTGTTAAAAAGAAAATAGCAGAAGGTAATGCAGCTATTATTAATGTAGATCAAGCTATTAAAGATATTGAAATATCTAAAAAAAATGCAAAGAAAAATTCAGAATCTTTTATTGAAAAAATATTAAACGTAAAATCATTTAAGAATGCTAATCAAGTTTTAAAAACTATTGATGACATATCTGATTTATTTGATGATCAAGCAAAAGAATTTTTAACTAATGATGTTTTAAGAAATGATGTTGCTGAAGAACTTGCAACAATAATGGCTAGAGATAAATCTGAAGTATTAAAAGCATTACCTAAAGATGCTGCTAGAGCAAAAGAATCAGTTATTAGAATGTTAGCAACTAAAAAAATAATACAAGAGATTGCTTTAGATGCAAAAAATTCTGGTGAAAAATATTTAAAAGAGTTTGGAGATAATGCCGACAAGTGGAGTAAAGAAGCTAAAACAGAAATAGCATTAAGATCTGCAATCTTGCGAGACACTATTTATTATTTAAAAGAACAAATCAGAGGAGCTGCTAGAGTTACTCAAGCAGGTAATATTGTTATAGGTGCTTCTAAAGGAAATGTTTTAGAAGTAGAAAAAATGGCAGATATTGTAAAAACATTTTCTGGAGATCCTGTTACTATTTCTAAAAAATGGAGAGATGGAAATTTTCAAACTGTTATTGAAACTTCTGGTAAAACAAAAGGTCAAAAAACAATAGAAGTATTTAACTCATTATATATTAACTCACTTCTTTCTGGTATTTATACTAACGCACTAAACCTTAAATCTGGATTGTATGAAGCAATCATTAGACCATTAGAACAAATTGCCGGTGGTGCAGTTAGACTTGATACTAGATCAGTTCGTTTAGGTTTTGCTCAATACTATGGAATGATTATGAGTATGGGTGATATTATAAGAGCAACAGGTTTAGCGATAAGACAAGGTGATGCTATTCTTGATCCTCTTTCAAGAACTCAAGATAACTTAAAGATTGTTGGTGGAAAAGCACAAAGAGCAATCAGTGGAGATAACTTAGGTTTTAGTGGTGCAGCAGGAAAAGCTATTGATTGGATTGGTGTTACACTTGAATTTCCATCTAGACTTTTAATGACAGGTGATGAATTTTTAAAACAAGCAAATTATCGTGGAAGATTATTTCAAAATGCTCTTGATAATACTATGGAGAGAGGTTTAAAACTTTCATCAAAAGAAGGTAAAGCAAATATAGATAGAATATTTAAAGAAGGTTTTGATGCAAACGGAGCAGCAAATGTTAAAGATAATCCATTTAATAAAGAAGCATTAGAATATGCAAGAGAGTCTACTTATACAAATGATTTAAGAGGTGGATCACATTTAAACTGGGGTAGTGCTTTACAAGATATGTTAAATAAAAATCCAGAATTTAGATTCTTAGCACCTTTTATTAGAACACCAACTAATCTTTGGAGACACTTTAGTAATCGTATTCCCGGTCTTGGATTGCTTACAAAACAAAATATGGATCTTTGGAAATCTGGAGATCGAAGAGCAAGAGCAGAAGTTTTAGGTAGACAAATGATAGGTGTGTCTGCTGCTATGTATGGTTATCATTTAGCAACAGAATCACTTGTAGATAAAAATGGAAATGGTTTTCCAAAACTAACTGGTAATGGACCATCTAATTTTGAAATTAAAAAAGCATGGTTGGCTCTTGGTTGGCAACCTTATTCAATAGGTTATATAAAAGAAGATGGATCAATAGGATACAAACAATACAATAGAATGGATCCTCGATTTTATATTTTAGGAATTATTGCAGACTTAAAAGAGAACGCACAAAATATTAATGATCAACAAAAACAAGATATGTTTACTTCTGCAGCAATGTCAGTTTTTAAAAACGCAACTAACAAAACTTATCTAAGAGGTATATCAGATGCTATGGAACTTTTAGGTGATCCAACAGAAAATAAATTAGCTAGATTTGCCGGAGGTGTTGTTGGAAATGCTATTCCTTATGCTTCATTAAGAAATCAAGGTATACCATATATTTTAGAACCAGATGAAACTGCTTATGAAATAAGAACTTTTTCAGACTCAATTTTAAATAGAGCAGGAAAAAAAGACAGTTTAGAACCTAAAAGAGATTTCTTAACTGGAGAACCTATTGAGAAAACACCTAATAGTTTATATTTAAATCCAGATGGAATTTTATCTTACTCATCTATATTTCAAGGTTTTAGTTTAGTTGGTAGAGAAACAGAAGTTAAAGATAATCTTGTTTATTTTGAGATTGCTAGACTTAAAATTCCTATGACAGAACCTGCTAAAATTAAATTTAAAACAGTAGATTTAACACAATATAAAATTGATGGTCAATCTGCTCACAATTATTTAATTGAAAGAATAGGAAAAACTAAAAATGCTATGGGTGAAACTTTGATGGAAAGATTAGACAGACAATTTAAAAGCTATTCTTATCAAAGACTTCAAGAAGGAGATGTTAACTATGATGGTGGTAAGGAATATCAGATTAAAAAAATTATAGAAAATTACAAAAAGAGAGCCGAAAGAGATATGCTACTTAAATACAAAGAACTTGCTAAAGACATCAATAATGCTAAAAAGGCTAAATATAGTAAAAGAAAAGTTAAAACAACTATGGATGAAAGTGACATTCAAAGGCTTTTACCATAATATAATGTTGCTTATTAGAACAAATATATATAAAGAGAAAATAGTATGACAATATCTTCTACTACAGTAAAAAACTCATATTCTGGTGATGGTTCTACTACCACCTTTAATTATACATTTAAGATTTTTGCGAACTCTGATTTACAGGTCATTATAAGATCATCAACAGCAACTGAAACTGTTAAGAC